GAGGTCTGTACTTTCATCCGAAATAACATTGAACTCATCTGGCTTAACTCAGTCACTAATAACAAGCACAAGAAACTCATTAGCTATAAACAATTCAATGCCTGCTACAGGAGGAAAAGGTGCTGAGAGTATTATAGAAGTTAAGAATAACACATTGGCATACTTTCAAGCTCAATCTAGAGCAGTAACAAAAGAAGATTACATAACTAGAATATATGCTTTACCAGCAAAGTATGGAAATGTAGCTAAAGCCTACATTGTGCAAGATACACAATTAGATAACAAAACAGGAGCAAATTCAGATAATAGAATTATA